CCCCCTCTGCAATTTCGTAGCGTAACTAATGCTACCCATTGCATGAATATCGAAGAAGTAGCCAAGCTCAGGCTCGAAATCCTGGGCGATGAAGCCGAAAAAACAATCCAAAGCCTCGAAGGTGGCCTAAAATCCGTCAACTCTGAGCTACGGCTTATGGATCTCAACGGCGAAAAAGGCTCGGAAGCCTGGAAAGAACTCAAAAAGATCCAGACCGACAGCAAAACCGAGATCAAAGAGCTCAACGCCGCCCTCGATATCAACAACGCGTCGTTTCGTGAACTCTCCAATCTCAACCGCCAACTCAGCCGCGACCTCGCCAACCTCAAAATAGGCTCCGAAGAGTGGATCGACAAGCTCAAAGAAATAGCCCAGGTAGAAGGGCGCATGAGCGACGTCCGGGAGGAGATGAAGAAAATCAAGGACGAAGGCGAAAACCAAAAAGGCTTCTGGGAAACCTTCAAGGGCACCTTCTTTGGAGCTTTTGCCGCCGATGCGCTCTCCAACGCCATCTCGGCCATCTGGGAGTTCGGTAAAGCCTCCATCCAAACCGCCGCTACCTTCTCCGATGCCTTTGGCGATATCCAAAAAACCACCGGCATGACCGCCGTCGAAGTGGCCGCCCTCAATGAGGCGCTACAAGGCATCAATAGCCGCACCTCCCAGTTGGAGCTACTCGATATGGCCAAGATCGGCGGGCAGATCGGTATTGCGAAAGAAGAAATCTTTGGGTTCGTGGAAGCCATCGACAAGGCCGTCGTGGCCCTGGGCGATGAGTTTTCGGGCGGAGCCGAGCAGGTATCCAAAGAGCTGGGCGTACTCACCAGCCTTTTCCGCGAAACCAAAGAAATGGATGCAGGGGAAGCCATCCTGCGCATTGGTTCCTCCATCAACGAGCTAGGCGCGGCGGGCTTGGCTACCGGTCCGTACCTTTCTGATTTTACGTCGCGGCTAGGGGCTCTGGGCGAAATGGCCCCCGGCATCCGGGAGTCGCTAGGGTTCGGGGCTGTACTCGAAGAGCTAGGAATTAGTTCTGAAATTGCGGCCAGCGGCCTTACCAAGATCTTAGTCACCGGAGCCAACGAAGTAGAAAAGTTTGCCTCCCACATGAACCTGGCCACCACGGAGGTTCGCAACCTGATCAACACCAATCCCAACGATTTTATCTTGCAGCTGGCCAAGAGCTTCGAGGGGCTATCTACTACCGAGGTAGCCGAAAGCATGAAGGAGCTAGGGCTCAATAGCCAGGAAGCCATGAAGGTGATGGCCGCCCTAGCCGAAAACACCGAGCTCGTGGCCGAAAAACAAAAGCTCAGCTCGGCGGCCTTCGAAGCCGCTACGTCGCTTACCGACGAGTTCAACATCAAGAACAACACCGCCGCCGCTGAGCTTGAAAAACTCGAAAAGGCTGTTGGTACCCTCTCGCTGGATCTGGGCAATATGCTCATGCCGATCGTTACCAACGTGGTCACGGGCCTGATCGCCTTCATCAATACCATTCGGTCTATCCCAGAATTCGTCTCCGAAAACAAAGAGGCACTCATAGCGCTGGGCATTGCCCTGGTAAGCCTCAATGCCGCCAACATTGCCGCCGCTGCATCCTCACTAGCCCACGCTGCCGCCGAAAAAGGCCGGATCATCTGGACCAAATCAGCCACCGCCGCCCAGTTGTTCCTCAATGCCGCCATGACCGCCAACCCCATTGGCCTGATCGTGGCCGGCGTTTCGCTGTTGGTGGCGGGGTTGGTGACGCTCTACAATAATTTTGAAGGCGTGCGTACCGTCGTTGATGGCGTATGGGCCAACATCAAAAAACTGGCGTCTTCTGTGGGATCATTCTTCGGGATGCTAGGCGGCGAGCACGGCAAAAGCCTGGACCAACAGCAAACCGCCAACCAGAAACACCTGGACGAACGCGGCAAATCCGAGAAAAAGACCGTGGATCAGATCTCGGCCGACAACGCTGCCGCCAACAAAAAAACGCTTACCGATAAGGCCAAAGCAGAAAACGACGCCCGCGACAAAAAGGAAAAAGCCGAGCAAGACCTCCGCAAAGCCGAAGCCGACAAGAACAAGGAAGCCGCAAAAAAGACTGCTGCGCAACGGGTCAAGGACAACGACGATGCCCTGAAAGCCATTGCCCGCGCCGAAACGGCGGCCATTAAGGACGACCTCAAACGGGCCGTCGCCAACGAGAAGGCCAAATACAAGGAGGAGAAAAAACGGGTCGAGGAATCGAAGGCCGACGAGGGCAACAAGGCCAAATGGCTGGAAGCTCTGAAAAAGGAGCATACCGCCAAAATTGAAAAGATCAACGACGATGCCCGCGACAAAAAGAAAAAAGCCGACCAGGACACCGCCCAGAAAACCGACGCTCTGAAAGCCAAGTACCAAGCCGACGACCTGAGCCGCGAAACTGCCGCCATTGTGGCCGGAGCCGCCAAAGACCTACTCGAAGCTCGTAAGCTCCTGACCGACAAAGACGCCCTCGCTCGTATGGAGGTGGCTATCAGTGCCCGCACCGAAGCGGAAATTGCCGCCGTGAAAGAAAAGTACCGGCTGGAAACCGCCGCCAAAGAAAAAGCCGCCCGCGACGCCAAGCTGAAAGAAGAAAAGACGCTCTTTGATGCTGAGTTCCGGGCATTTTCGGCCAAAACCGAAGCCCAGCTCGCCAACACCGGCGACGGCTCCAACGCCCAGTTGCAGGTGAAGCTCAATTCGCTTTCGCAGGAGTACGCCTTCCGCCAGCGCAAATTGCAGATGGAAGCCGCCGACGAAAAGGCTCGTGTGGCCGAAAGTATTCAGGACACCAACGTCCGGGCTGCCGCCTTGAAGGCCATTGATGACACCCTCACGGCCCAGCTCCGCACCAACGACGCCAACCTCCAAGCCGACAAAAGCCGGCTATTGGCCGAGCAACACCAAAACCGCCTCACCAATACCAATCAGTTTTTTACGGCCGTAGAAGGCCTAGCCCGTGGCGATTTCGCTACCTTCACTAATCTACTGCTGGCCAAGGTCACCAACGACCAAGCCGCCAACGATAGCCGATTGAAGAGCTTCGCCGAAAATGGCGTCAAGAGCCTCGAAATAGCCGGGCAGGTAGTGTTGGGGATGCAGCAGCTGAACGAGGTGTATCTCGAAAGCAAGCTGAAAAAAATTGAGAACGAGAAAAATAGCCAACTCAAATCCTGGACGGATCAGTACGAGGCCGGCAAGGTTTCGAAAGACGAATACGAAGAGCAGGTAGCCCGCATCAACGCCGAAGCCCGCGACCGCGAGCGCTACGAAAAACTAAAATCCTGGCGGCGCGACCAAGCCATGCAGATCGGTATGGCCATCATTAATGGCGCTTCGGCTGCCCTCAAATCGTTGGCCACCATGGGTTGGCCCTTGGGCCTTATTGGCGTAGCGGCATCGGCCGTCACTACCGCAATCCAAATAGCCCTGATCAAAAAGCAGCAGCCGCCGAGCTTCGCCGGTGGGGGTACGCTCCCCGCCAAATCGGCCGGCTACGTACGCAATGCGGGCGTGCCCGCTGGGCCAAGGCACGGCAGCGCCTACGGCAAGTCGGGCATCAAGCTCGTAGACCGCGAAACCGGCGAAGAGCGGGGCGAAATGGAAGGCGGAGAGCCGATTATGATCCTGAGCCGGGCCACCTACCGCAACAATCGCCCCGTGGTAGACAAGCTCCTGCACAGCTCGCTGCACCGCAACGGCGCGCCCATCATGTACCGCGATGGCGGTATGTACGCCGACTCCCCCGTAGAAGCTCCGGCATTCGGTGAAATGTACCTCTTTGGCTCCCGCAAGAGAAAGAAAGCCGCCTATGAGGCAGATATGCAAGCCAAGCTAGATGCCAACCAAAATAATGGCTATTCTGACGATGGCGGAAGTGGCTATGAAGAATATTCCTACGATGCCTCAGGCTACGAAGGCGGCGATGCCGGGGGCACTACCGCCACCACCAACGTCCAGATCCAGGAAAGCCAGGACCTGATGAAGCGTATCGCCAAGAATACCGCCGATGCCGCCGCCGCCATCAACGGCATGAGCAGCAAACTCGATACTACCAATGGTATCCTGAACGATATCCGCAACAAGCCCACCGGGCCAAGCCTGCACGATATTCAGGGAGCCATGGCGGCATCCAGTGCCAGTGCGTCCAAATCTAACCTCTAACCACCCAGCCCCATGTTTCAGATCAGGATCAACGGCCAGCGGCTCGACCTATACGCAGCCCAGACGATCGTCTTGGAGCGGTACAATCCGCTCTTCGACTTCGACGTAGTACGCGGCGCCAAGGTGCTCGACTACACCGTGCCGTTCAGCCGCACCAACGACAAGATCTTCGGCCACGCCCGCTTGCCGCAGGCCCCCATTACCGACGAAGTGTTTTTCTGCGAAAAATACGATGGCTCCGAGCTGCTCGAGCGCGGCTACGTGTACCTGCTGGGTGTGCTCAGCAACGGCTATTCGATTTCATATAGTCAGAACCTAGGAGAAATCTTCGGCGACTACCAGCGCATTCCGCTCAATCAGATCGACTTCGGCTCGGAGGCCGTGCCTGGCAGTTTCACCGCCGCCGCCGACCACCTCACGGCCAAGTACTGCCTGCCGGTGGTGAAAAACGCCGCCTTCTACGGCACCACCATTCCCGCCGGCTTCACGGGCGAAATGAACTCCTACGGCAGTGGGGCCTACCTGGCCAACTCGCCACGGGTGCCGATGCTGTTCCTGCGCTGGCTACTCCGCCAGATCGAAACCTTATGCGGTTTCACCATTCGGGGCGAGTTCGTCGACGATGCCGCCATGCAGCGCCTGGTATGGCCCAATACGTTTTCGCTCGATAGCCTGAGTACCATCACCTACCAGAACCACTTGCCCGAAATCACGATACCCGACCTACTGAAAGAGCTGCGCAAGCTATTCAACTTGGCGCTGTTTTTCGACGTCCGCAATCGTACCCTCACCATTAACTACGCCGATGGCCTGTTGAATCAGGAACCACTACTCAACTGGTCCAGCAAGTTTGCGCCCGCCGCCAACCGCGCCCCCGAAGTGGCCCGCCGCCTGGAACTGGACTGGGAGCTAGACAGCAACGACGGCCGCATGAAAGTGCGCCCCACCGATTACGAACTCTACCAAAGCCCCGGCGATACGCCACTGTTCCCGGTCAAAACCCGGCTCAGCACGCTCGAAAAAGACGTCAGTACGGGCTTGCCCCTCATGGAGCAGCCCGGTATTACGCCCACAAACAACCAGATGAACAACAAATTTTCGCCACGGCTGCTGTTTTGGCACGGCCTAGTAGCCGGGCAACCCACCGCCCTACCCGACTACGGCAGCTACCGCTTAGCGTGGCATGGTACCAATAATCTTGTAGAAAGGTTCTGGAAGGGCTACGAGCAATTCCGAAAAAAGACCACGCGCCGGCTACTCTACGCCAACCTCAATGCTTCCGATATCGCCCACATTGATCACCACCGCACCGTAGGCCAAAACATAAAGATCCACGTGCAGGGCACCAACTACCTCATAGGCTCCCAACGCATAGCCCTACCGCTCAACACCTTGACGGAATTGGAGTTGCTGAGCGTGTAGTTTTATTTGATTCGGTATTGGCTTCTAGGTATGATCCCGCCCGGGATCCGGGAAAATATCCAGCGCATCCTGATCGAGAAAAAGCCCCAAGTCTCGCAGGTAAATGTCTGTCGTCGAGATGTCCTTATGTCGGCATTGGGCTTGGATCAGCTTAATGTCACGCGTGGCCAGGTAAAGCGCGATAACGCCCGTGTGCTTAAATCCATAAAGGTCGTACTGCTGATCGGTGAATTGGGCCAATTCCAGAATGATCCGGTTATGCGTGTACATATAGCGCTCTCCCACCGCCTCCGGCCCAGGTACGCCCAGCGTCGAAAACACATAATAGCCGGGAGGGTAGGAGCGGAGCTGGTATTCCTCAATCAATTTTTCCAGCCCTGACGGAATCCGCACGTGTTCCGAGTCGCCGTTTTTCGCAATGGTTCCCGGCACGATAATCGTCCGTTTCAGGATGTGCTTAACCTGTAACTTCTGGGCTTCGGCGGCGGGGCGAAAAAAGCAGTAATAAATGAAATTGACGAACAGCCAAAGCTGGTTATCCTGCTCAACGTGCAGGCAAATCTGCCGGAAAATCCTTACCTGCGCAGGCTGGTAGGGAATGTGCTGCGTCTTGCCGCCCTTCCGTTTCGGGATTTTCAGAAAAGGGTTTTCGGCAATAATCTCTCGCCCGATCAGGTGCGCCCACATCCCCCGCAGGGTGCCGATGAAATTACTGTAGGTTTTTTTGGCAATATTTTTCTGATCGAGGTAGTCCGAAAATGCCCAGGCATCGTCCAGGCAGAAATCAACCAGCGGCAGTTTTTCCAGCTCCTCTTTTTTCAGGAAGGCCAAAAACTCTTTCAAATCCTTCGCATAAGCCTTCACGGTGTTCTGGCTCACTGTGGCCTTTTTCACCTTCTGGAAAAAGGCCACGGCTTCGTCCATGGCCATCGTCGCCCTCACCGCAGGCTCTACGACCGGAATCGGCTCTACGACCGCCCCCGCCCTCAGCTCCACATTAATCAGCACGATGATGGCTTTCGCTTGCTCGTATCGCTGCTTGGCGGTCGGCTGGTTAATGACCACGCGCTTGCGGATCAGCTTGCCCTGCCGCTCCGACCACGCGTAATAATTGATGTACCACTTTTTGGAAACATCGCCCTTAGCATCCGACAAAACGGCCTCACGGTAGGGGTATTTCTCTGGGATTTTTGGCATAAAAAGGCCCTGCGTTTCGATAAGGTACTGGCACGTAGCTGGCACTTGGGCCATTCCCTTACGCAAAAAGCGGCCCGAAATCCCTGATTTCGAGCCGCTTAACTCTGGTGGAGACGGAGGGATTCGAACCCTCCTAAGTTTCTTACTCATTATCCATTTGCAGCCTGTGAGGGCTATTTTTGCTTAGAATTCAACTGGCATTCGGGCTTTTTGTGCTGGCATTGGCACGTAACTGGCACCATGGAAATGCTAAAAATCAGTTTCTTTTTTACCCGCACTGGCCAAGGCTTTTTTCAGGGACTCAATCTGGCTCATCACCTGCTCCTCGGTGTCAGATTTGATTTTGTTCCATTGCCAGTTAGTTGGCATTTCGCCAGTGAGCAAACTCTTGGCCGTTGATTTTTTGTTTTCGAATGCCCCGCAGGACATTATTTTGGCCCGACCATCGGAGTCGTGCGTGAAGTCGGTGAAGGTGTACTTGTACTTATCGTCCTTCACGATCACGGTGATGTTGTAGATCACCGATCCCACCTCAAATTTGTTGTTTAGGGGCGGGTTGTTGATCTTGATGGGGTTGTTGACCTTGCCCAGCAGCTTGCCAGTTTCCTTGTCTTCCAGCTCCAAGGCAAGCTTGGTTGCGCCTGTGGCTGTCACAAACCACGCCTTCGCTCGGTTGTACAGGTCTTCCTTTTTCAAGCCCGGCACCTCAATCACCTCCGTGTAGGTGATTTTCTTCGTCTCTGGGTCTGTCGGGAATTTCTGAGCCAGGGAGATATTACTAATTAGTACTGCGGCAAAAAATAAAAGATGAGTTTTCATTGTATTTGATCTATTTAAGTTTAAAATCCTTTCCCACTCCGTGGCGGGCTATACGCAAAATAACCTATTTTTGCAGATCAGATTGCATTAATTATGAGCAAGAAATAAGCTAGTGATTATTTTTTAGGCTTTTTAGTTGCACCTCTTTCTCTTTCAGCTGCTTATCCTTTTGGTCGTTGAGCTCTTCCAGCATCCGGGCGTACCGGCCCGAATCGACCAAAACTTTGCCCTCTGGAATTCTCTCGTCAACGCCATCGATTAGATAGCTGGTGGTTATGCCCAGAGCTTCTGCTATTTTCCTAATGTCCGAAACTGATGGCTCATTTTTGTCAAGTTCCCAGCTTGATACTACCGTTTTGTTCTGTTTCCCCACAAAGTCAGCTAGTTGCTGCAAAGTGAGTCCTTTCATTTCGCGTTTTTCCCTGATTCGGTTCCCGAGCGTCGATATATTACCGTAGCGAGGAGAGTTTAGCTCTTGCACCAAGTTACTGGCTTCTTTTATAATGTCTGATAGGAGTCGCTGCTTTGATTCAGGGATAACCTCTCCTTTCTCATAATTTATGATGGTGTTCTTATGGACGCCTATCATTTGGCCTAGCCTAGACTGGGTGATTCCGTTTTTTTCTCGAAACTTCTTTATGTCTTCGCCGCTGATTTCCAAAGGGATGAGAATTTTTCTTGTTGAATAGCACAATATTGTACCTACATATCTTGCATGGTACAATATTGTACCTTACATTTACGTCATAATATTTACGTCATAATAATTATGACGTAAAGATAACAAACCAAGCACATTTACAATGCAAGAAGATTTATTAATCGGTACTAAGGAAATCCTACTTGGGGAGTTCGATGAACTGTACCCGGTGTACGGGCGCAAGTGGAGATCAAAGCTAAAAAAGATGAACCCTTGGCACAATACCGCAACCGGATTGGCTGCCTGGCGGAACATTTCCAACCGGACTACCGGGAACGAAACCCTTCGGCTTATAGTGGCCGACATGAATGCAGTGGTCAGTGGCCAGCCCACCATCCGCAAGCAGGGCCTGGTGCGGCCCCAAGCTGCCCCACCCGCCGCGCGGCGCAAAAGAGCTTCTAAGCAGAAGGAAAATCAATAATCAATTCACTATAAGGCATCCTGACCCCTGTTGCTATGCTATACATCACACTCTATTGCCTGGTCTATGTGTCCCTGATCGTCTTGGGCGGTTGGCTCGTAGGCCAAGCCAAGAAGAACTTCGAAAACGAAGTTCCCCAACAACCCGAGTAACAATTTTTCACCCCTTAAACATCTAATCAGATGAATCCAACAACCCCAAAAGCCGCCCCGCGAGCCTTCCGCCACCAACGGCTAGACGACCACTACGACCGCATGACGGCCGCCCAAGGCGATGCCTTCATCGAGCGCCAGTGCCTCAATGCCATCATTGTGGACTGCTGGGCGCTGATGATCGCGCCCAAAAGCTGGCTGGAAAGCAAAGATGAGCAGCGCCGGGCCAAGCTTCTGGCCATCATCGACGACGCCACCGCCGGGGCCTGCGTCGACTCCATCGAGAGCCAGGGAGTTATGTCCTTCCCTTGCCCGACTTGCGCACGTAGATTTGGCACTGCCCAAGCTCGTGGTGCCCACAGCCGTTTTTGCGCGAAAGGAGGCTGCGATGCGTAGACAACGCGCTTGGTTTTCTTCGCCGTTCCACCACGACACCTATGTGTACATCGAGCGCATCGTGGCCGACTATGCCGACGGTATGCCCCGGCAGGAAACCAACCACCTGGCCACAGTATACCGCAACCACTACCAGTTTGAGGCCGTGGTGAGGCAGCCGGAAGAAGATGTGTTCTTACCTGGTTTCACCAACGAGAATGACGCCATGACGGCGGTCTGTAATTTCTTATCGAAAATGGAAAAACCCACTGACCATGCAACAGCTCAATTATTATGAAGCCAGAAAGCAAAACAATAAACCAAAGTCGCACCTGGGCCGCCGCCTTGTGCGCCGGCTTGGAGCGTACCTGGCAGCCGCCATTGGACTTGCTGTACACCTACGACATCTGGTTCAGGGCCGCCCGTGACAACCGTTTCCGCACCGATCTGCGCATATTCCTGCGCTACGGGTGCAACAAGCGGCAAGTTGTCACCAAGCGCGACATCGCCCTGCGCGAACTGCTGGCCCTTTCTCATTAATTCCCCTCCCCCCTGCTTTCATACTTGTAGTTTTGAGGGTTTTATAAGTGCTTCTCGAGCCTGGCTTTGCCGGGCTATGAGAGCAGGGGGGTTTTTTTTCTCAAAAACACATGGCTCAGGCACAATTTAATTTTTTCGTAGGCGGCATTACGAATAAGAAACCGGATGGCGTCACGACGCTGGATACGGTGATCGGGCGAATAAGGTCCGACACTTTCAAGCAACAGGTGCTGGCCATTCGGGAGCAGACCAGCAAAAAAGCCGCTGATTTCTTCAAGAAGGATCTGGATTACGTGACCTTCTCTGGCACGTTCAGCCCTACTCGGCTGGCGGCGAACCTGAAAAATCATAGTGGCTTTATCGTGGTCGATTTCGACCACATTGCCGACGTGGCCATGCTACGCATCCAGTTCCAGGCCGATCCTTACGTGGCGGCTTGTTTTGTGTCGCCCAGCGGCAAGGGGCTGAAATGCGTAGTGAAGTGCAAGGTCGATGCTCAGAACCATAAGGCAGTCTTCGCCGATCTGGCGCACTACTTCAACACGACGTATAAGCTCTCAGAAGCCGAACAGGTAGACCCTAGCGGCAGCGATTGTAGCCGAGCGTGCTTTCTTAGCTACGACCCCGACGCCTACCTGAACGAAGCCGCCAAGGTGTACAGCATCAGAAATGCCGCCGCTCCTAAGCCGCGCACCGAAGCCCAGCAACTGGCCGACGCCAGTGATACCGAGCGCCATATTGCAGCCGTAGTAGAGCGCATTGAGCATCATCAGATGGATATCTGTAACGATTATGGCCAAGAATGGCTCATGATAGCCTTCTGCATGGCCACGCTGGGCGAAGGGGGGCGGTGGTATTTTCACCGCATCAGCCGACTGAATGCCAAGTATGACGAGAAAGATACTGACGCCAAGTACGACAACGCCCTGAAAACCTCCCGGTTCACGACGCCGGCTAAGTTTTTCCAGATTGCCAAGGATTACGGCGTCGATGTGAGCAAGCCGAAGCGCAAAACCGCCCAATCAAGTACGCCCACGCCGCCCGATCAGAAGGGAGTGGTGGCTAAAAAGGCCGGGAAGAAGTCGCCTACCGACATGGAGACCTGGAACGAGACGACGGTGATCTACCGGGAGGATGGTGGCATTATCATCAAGGCCGGCAAGCACTGGGAGAACGTCGCGCCTAATTTTCAGCTCTTCGTCAAATACAAGACCGAAGACGAGCAGGAAAACGTGACTTGGGTGCTGGAAGTGAAGATGACCGACGGCCGCAATGAGTTCATTGAAGTACTGCACGATGAGTTTTGCTCGGCCCGGAAGCTGAAAAACATCTTGGCCACCAAGCAGATCGGCTTCAAGCTCAAAGACTCACACCTGGATGAATTGCAGAGCTACCTGTTCACCCAGACCGAGTTCAACACCGCTGCCAAGGTGATCAGGTATGGCTACCACGTACCGAGTAGCGTATACTTTTTCGCCAATGTGGCCTTTAACGTCAAAACGAAGCAGCTGCTTACACCGGATGCGTTCAGTATCGTAGCCGCCAATGGCCTGCACCTTTCGATGCCCGTACAGACCAAGATACGCCAGGCACGCTACGAGCTCACAGATCAGAAGGTGTCGTACGGGGACTTCTGGAAGTACTACAACACGGCACATGGCTATGAGAATAGTTTTTTGCCTGCGTGCTTCTACATTTTCTCCCTGTTTCGTGATCTGGGTGTACGGTACAAGAACTTCTCTCCGATCTTATTCTTGAAAGGTGGGGCCGGTACCGGAAAGAGCTCCATGGTACGGATACTGACCGCTGGCTTCGGTCGGAAACAAGATGGCGTGAACCTGAAAAGTAAGAATACAGAAGCCGCGCTGGTGAAGCTGATGAGCCAAACCAGCAACGCCGTGACCTGGTTCGATGAGTTTCATAATGAGTTTCAGCACGAAGGACTTCTGCAAGCGGCCTACGATAATGATGGCTACCACAAGTCGACCGCTGACTTCAATAGTATTGATACCAGCACCGTGGAGATACACAGCGCCTTGGCGCTTACAAGCAACTACATACCCGACAACCCAATTTTCTTTTCGAGATGCGTGTTTGTGCCCATCAGTAACCAAGAAAAAAGCGATGTGCAACGGACAGCCTACCAACAGCTCGAAGAAATACAGGAGCGCGGCCTTGGCCACATGACGGTAGAGCTACTGACGTATAGAGAAGACCTGGAAATGAATGATAACTATCTTGTTAGTTATAACCGATTGTATAAGGCATTGAAAAAACGCTTCGATGGCCAGCAAGTGGCCGAGCGTCTATACGCTAATCTTGCCCAGATTATGGCGGCACCGCTCACGCTCCACTGTTTTGGGCGCATCAATATGCTGCCAGAGCAGGCCGATAGTGAAGACGAGATACTGGAAGAGTTTGTGCGGATCGGGGAGATGTACATCATGCGGCAGTGGCGGATTCAGAACGAGAGTAAGTCGATTGCCGAGTTCTTCGAGATTATACAAATGCTGTTCGATGCCGGCCAGATCCATGATGAGTACCACTTCCGGTTTGATGGTGCCATGGTGAAGCTTCATTTCCCGAAATTGTACAATTTGTTCCAACAGAAGTATCGACAGCTATTTTACAAGTCGGCGCCCGATCGCGACACCATTCAGACCGAGCTGACTACACTTGCCGGCCTGAGCGACTGGCAGCAGATGCAAAAGTCTATTCGCTTCATGAACGATGGAACGGGCAGTTCGCAAGCAACAACAATACCAGAGAAAAGAGCTTGCGAACTGGAATACAGTAAGTTAGAAGATTTATTCGGGCTAAACTTAAAGCATAGACCTACACTGCAATAAAATAAAAATGAATTTGAAAAGGCATTTTAGCGACTACACGACTACAAATAAGGGTAAGTAATTGAATAATAGATAGTTAAGTTGTTTTTTTTTGTAGTCAAAGTGTAGTCAAAGTGTAGTTTTGTAGTTTTTGTAGTCGTTGTAGTCAGGGTGCGACTACAAAATTTTGCCCGCAAGTAGTTGAATGACAAGTAGTTGTAAAGTTCGTGTAGTGTAGTCAGACTACACCCCCTAGAAACTCACAGAAAAAAAAGTAAAAAATAGCGAAATGGACCCTATCCAAAATGAGCAAAGTACCAAGAGGCCCCTAACGCAGGGCGATGTATTTCCACTATACAGCCTGTGGAAAAGCCGCTCAACCAACCGGGTATATATCCTGCTAGGATACTGGCATATATACGAAACCGACGGCACGAGCTACAAGAAGGAAACCCGCTTGCTGGATGTGCGCCGAGAGCGAGAAATAACGCTCCAATACAAGGAGTTTTCGCACGATATTGAACGGGGAGAGCTCGTACGGATCATACAGAGAGAACAATAATAATTCACTCGTAAATAAATCAATAACCAATCAAAAACAATGTCTCTACAAGATGAAAACATGGGCGTGATGCCTAACCCGAGCCAGTACTATCTGGAATGGAACAGTAAGGAGAATGCTTTTTGCTACTACGATAAGGAAGAAGGCATACGCAAGCCTATGAAGCTGCCCTTCAAGTTTGTGGCGCTGAAATTCATGAGCTCGGTGCGTGGCTATGACGAAACCTTGCAGAAGGGGATCTACTCCAACGAGGTGAGCGATACCCGTACTGAGCTATTGCGAGTGGCCTACCAGAAAAACAACGAGGAGATAGCCACGGGCCTCTATGCGGAGTTGAAAGATATGCTGCGGCCTATTGGCGGCAAGTATACGCGGAGCATCTACGCCATGAGCCCGAAGGGGTTGATTATTAACATCCGCTTGAAGGGTGAGCAGATGTTGAACTTCAAGACTATTGAAATGCACGGCGACCGCTGGAAGAAAGAGTGGATACAGGTGAGCAGCTCCCAAGAAAAAGAATACAATGGGCAGGTGTACACGCTGCCGGTGTTTGAGTGGGGCGGGCCGAAAACACCTGGCGACAGCGCCAAGGCCGAAGCCAACTACTCGATTGTGAAAGGGTACTTGGCCAGTAAAACTCCGGTGATGCGGCCCAGTGCCAGCCAGCCGTATTCGGTAGTGCGAGAGGTAGTACCGGTGCCCGACTTCTTGACAAGCGACGGGAACGACGACGACCTACCGTTTTGACTACTGCCCGCCCTGGGCCGGGTGGCTCGGGGCAGGCAATAAAAAACCTAAAAAACAACGACCATGAATAAACCTAACACAACCCCGCGCCCGATGCAAGACATAGGCAAGAACCGGCTCTTCGTGATCCAGGCCGAGACGGAGCCCGGCGAGTATCGGGAGGTACGGCCGTTTTCGAAGCTATCCGAGGCCGTAGCGCACATCAACAACCGCATCGGTGGGAGCTACAAGTACACCCAGGTACACCACTACATCGTACACGCCGGGCAGTTCTTTTTTTACCACCCGGCCACCAAAGAAGAGTACCGCCTGACTATGCGGGAAATAGTTTGATCCAAATTTTCACTTTTAAACAGCTAAGCAAGAATGAAAAAGAAACAGTATTACATCACTTGCGGGCATAGCCTGAACCCCAAGAACCCGCTGCAACAGTGGCTCTGGGATGAGTTCAGAAAGCCAATGAAATACCTGACCGACGACCCCGATGAATTCGAAAAGGCTATTGAAAGATTAATTAAAAAGGGCAATGAGATGTACCCCAGGTGTAAGCCTGAAAGTGTACTGATGCACCCTAGTTATACTGGCGGTATGATCCTTCGGGTAGGCAATGGCACGTATGAGTGGTGGAAGTTTGATCTGAAAGAGGTGAAGGGGGATTTTTCGGAGGAAGGAATTCAAATTTTCACAATAAACAGCTAAGCAAATGCTAATCAACAAACAAACCGATGGCAAGTTTGCCTACTATAGCCGCAAGCGGCAGCTGTTTGTGTCGGTGTATACCTATCGTAACACCATCAGGCTTTCACTCGGCCTGTACATGGCCATGGGTAGGCCTACGGGCGTGGAGCTCTACCTAGAACCCGACAAACGCCTGTTCCTGATGCCTAGTACCTCCCCTAGCGCCTACCGGTTACTGATGTACGAAGGCAACACGGAGTGCGATTTTCGGCCCAGGAATATGATCCGACAGATGCTGAAAAACCGCAGGAAGATCAAAACCGAGGCGGTTCCGGATATGATCAGCCCTAGTGGCCAGCCGATGTTTGAGATCCATTACCAGCCTGATAAAGAAGTAAAGCCTCCCCTACCCGAGGTAGATCTGCCCGACGCCCACACGCTAGCTGCCGCCCTCCAACTTGCCGAATGGATCGTGAAGAACCGGCCCACGAGCTTCTTGAAGCAAGCCGAAATAGGTACCGAAAACCGGGAGCTCCTGCGGCGGTATTATGGGGGGAAGGGTTAAGGCAGGAAAGGAGGAAAGGAGGAAGAATTCAAATTTTCACAATAAACAAAAAAATGATAACGACAAAAGAATTAGCGATGCACATACAGCAGATGCGCGAGCGGCAAAATGCCTATTTCTCTTCCAAGAAAGAAAACCGATGGGGCGATAAGAAATTACTGGCAGCAAAAAACCAGGCATTGACTGCGGTGGATATTGTGCGGAGATCCGAGCTTTTTTTTTCGGGGGAAGGGCACTATGTCGGGCTGGGTATTTTCGTGGAAGGAGGGGTGGAAGTATGACACACGAAATACTAAGCCCTACGTGGGTGTGGCTGTATGATGGTGAGCTGGGCAGCCGGGGCGTGAAGGAGCTTCGCGGTGAGTCGGCTACGGAGTACATCGCCTCGTTGCCAGTAGTACCGCTGCCAAGTACCAAGGCCGGCAAGAAGAAAGGAGGGGTGCAGCTATGACCCCAAAAACAACCCGACGGCCACTGAGCCAGCACGAGCAGCGGCTGTCGCTGATGCTCACCACGAGCACGCATTTCACGATCCATCTGATGGATAAGCTGAAACACACCAGCTTGTATAAGCAGGATGTGAAGGCCGCGGCCAACTTATTTCTACCCAAGCTGGAAAAGCACGCCGCCCTGACGCTCTGGAACCCCAGGACGATTGAAGATGGCGAAAGCGAAGAACTCGACTTCCTGATGAACAGGATGTACGAGGTGATGATGATCAGCCTAGCTACTACCGATGTGCCCGACGACGAGCGCAGCGCCTTCTCGTTGGAAATGAACAGGGTATTTGAACGCTATGGCCTGAATATTAGGTACGGAGCCCACAACGAGCTTCGGGTAGTGAACGAAAGAAAGGAGGTGGCGGAGCTATGAGCAGTGATACCGCCCCCGGCTGGTGCTATACGAAGGCAGGGCATTAAAAAACTAATGATGAACAAAGAACAAAAAGATGATTTACTTCCGTCAGCCGGCATAGCAGCAATGCAATGTTATGTGCAGCCTTTTTTATCCTTACACAATATTGACTGTATGGAATATATGAAAGGATTACCCGACAATGCCTTTGAGCTGGCAATAGTTGACCCGCCTTATGGCATTAACATTGGCAGTATGAACTTTACGCAATCGGTAAATGGTGGCGTGGCAAAGCGTAATGATTACAGCAAATTTGATAAAGATTGGGATAAATGCGTTCCTGATAGCAGCTATTTTAAAGAACTTATGAGAGTAAGCAAAAACCAAATTATTTGGGGCTGGAATTATTATGTCGAGCATTTAAGTAGCTGTAAATGTTACATAGTTTGGGATAAAAAAACAGAGGATAAATACAGCAATGATTTTGCAGATTGTGAAACGGCTTGGACTTCCTTTAATCGCCCTGCAATAGTTTATAGATACTTATGGAGTGGGATGATGCAATCCGATATGAAAAATAAGGAAAAGCGAATACACCCAACCCAAAAGCCCGTAAACCTTTACAAGCGAATTATAGATGACTTTGCAAAGCCCGGTGATAAGATATTAGATACTCACTTAGGTTCTGCATCATCCGCAATAGCAGCAACAAAGAAAGGGTTTGAATTTGTCGGGTTAGAGGCAAGTCCAACTATATTTCAAAACGCTGTCAAAAGGTACAAGGCTGAAGGCACACTTAGGGAGTTGCTCTAAGGTTGCGGCTAACGGATGGTGCTTTGCGAAGAAGCCAAAACGGATGCTTAATTGGAACACGAATGTTGATGTTTACCGCCAATGTTCATTTGAAATACTAAACGGCTTTTTTGGCAAACCGCTGTTATGTGCTGGGCGGTTTATCAGCACTAAATTTAATTTGAAAACGAAATGGAAACTCCGTTAAATGAACTAATAAAAAGGCTCGAAGGAGCCAAAGAAAAATGGGATAATGACCCTTTGTATGGTAGAGTGTTAAATATTGCGATTAATGAAGCTAAAAGCCTTTTACTGACAGAGGCTGAACAAATAAGAGATGCTTATGGGGATGGTCTAAATTCTCATAGAACGGAGTTTTGTAATCGTGACCAATACTTTGTCAGGAAATACATCGGTTAGCCTTATGACTAACGAGCGCGGCTTGGCGAAGTTGGGGATTTTTACCACAAATGTTAATGCGGAGTACAAATGTTAATGCGGAGTACAAATATTAATGCGGAGTACAAATGTTTGTTAAACCACAAATGTTTCTGCGGAGAACCAAACCGCCACTTTTGTATAGCACGTGTTAGCGGCGGTGGGATTTATTATAAACTAAATTAAATTAATAACGATGAATAAAAAAAGCGAAGGGGAGCAAATTTCAAACTGTCCATTACAATGGGAAACACGAAAAGTAAAAGTGAAAGACCTTGTGCAACTGGATATTAATCCACGTAAGATTTCTGATGCTATGAAAAAGAAACTTGCAGAAAGTCTATCAAAGTTTAACTTGGTTGAGATACCAGCAGTTAATACCGACATGAGAATTCTTGGAGGCAACCAAAGGGTAGCGGCATTGCTAATGGCAGAGAGAGGCGATGAAGAGATTGATGTGAGATACCCAAACCGGAAGCTGACAGAAAAAGAAGTAAAAGAGTATGCTATTATTAGTAATACCCACGCAGGGGAGTTTGATTTTGAAATGCTTGCTGATTGGGATTTTGATTTTGAAACGCTTGCTGATTGGGGGGTGGATATGGAAGTGACAAGAGATATTTTAAATAAAAACGAAATTGGGGATGATGAATTTGAAAAGGAAATAAAAAAGTACGATGACACAAATTGCGAACTAGCAATAACGCCATCCTTTCACGAGAAATATTCGTACTTCATTATTTTGTGCGAAAACGAAATAGATGAAAGTTTTATCCGGAATACTTTTGAACTCACCAAAAAACAAACAAGCCACAAATTAACTGATAATAGATTGTCAAATATTTTAACCGTTGAAAAACTACAAGAAATATGGCTGAAATTAAAATAGTTGTGCCAACACACAAGCGGAGTGAAATATTAACAACAAACGTTTTTAATCAAATCCTTTGCATTCACCAAAGCGAAAAAGAAGATTATTCTAAATTTGACTGTGAAAAGATTTTCCATAAAGAAAACAAACTTTCAGACATAAGACAGTTTATATTTAAAAAATTGGGTAGTGTCTTTCAAATTGATGATGATATAGTTTCTGTAGAAAGGTTATTCGTGGATATAGATGTAGTTTTAGATTCAAAAGAAATATACGAACTAATACAGGAAACTTACTATAATTCAAAACAAGTAAACGCTAAATTATTCGGATTCAACAGTTCTTTAAATCCAAAACATTACAAGCCACAGAAACCATTTGTCGCTAATGGATATATTAACGCTTGTGCGTTTGGACTTATTGAAGATGATAATTTGTATTTCAGCCCAAAAACTACAGCTTGCGAAAGTCACTGGATAAACTTACTAAACGCATACTATAATAGATATTCTTTCCAGGACACTAGATACGCATTTAGACAAAAATCAAACTCAACTTTTACGCTAGATGGAGGGCAAAGTTTAAAAAGAACCGTGACAAGCGAAAAAAAAGATACATTATTTTTAAAAATGATGTTTGGAGATTCTGTACAATTAAAAAAAGGACGAAACGATTCAAAACTTCATCATAAATATCAAAGAAAACTAAATATAAAGTTATGACTGAATATATTTACGCGCTAATTTGCCCTATTGAAAATACGGTTAAATATGTTGGCAAAACAAAAAACCCAAAAACAAGATACAATCAACACGTTAAAAAATTAGACAAATCATTTACTCCTAAAAGAAAATGGCTTGAAATGTTATTTGAAAAAGGATTACTGCCAAAAATAAAAATAATTGAAGAAACAAACGAAATACAAGGCAGAGATAGGGAGCAGTATTTTTGCGATTTTTACAAAGACACAATTTTAAATATTCATAACCCAGAAAAAGGAATGAAGTCAAATAAATGGAAAAAAATAACAATAACTTAAAACATTAAAAACGGACAGCCCCATTGCCGCTAACGAGCGTATGTGCGCAAGTTTTGCAGAACTCTTTAATTGGGTTATTTTTAAAGGGGGTATTGAAGCAATATCCTGATTCCATGGTCGTCGAGCTAAACCTTGGCAGCCATGAGTGAATCACCGCCACTTTAAAAACCTAGTTCAAAGCAAACGTGTAATTATCGTATATTTACCCCATAAAAAAACCCCTCGTTTGTGTGAGAGGGGCTTTTTCGGGGTTAATTTCCGGTGCTAACTCAATCCGTGGCGTTCGGCCGCTGCCGTTGTGATCGTTCCTTGCGTGGCAAATTTATAACTTATCTGGCTGACGACAATGCAACTGAGAATCCCGGTTAAAGCGCACGTAAAGACTTTTCTGGAACACCCCATGAACCTGGGCAAGGGCGGGGCCGGGGCTAATGGGGAGCGGAGAAACTTGGCCAATGGTACTAGCAATTTGCAATGCTAATATACCACCAATTCGTAAGACTATGCAACTAGAAATTCCGGTCAAGCCGCACGTAAAGACGTTTCTGGAACACCCCATGAACCTGGGGCCCGGACCAACTGATATCAGAAAAGACCACTGGCTGGGCGATCTGCTGCTGGCGATCCTGAGTTTCCACCCGCTGGACCGCGACGACCTGGGAGTAGACTACCTGCCGAGACGCATGATCAAGCTCAGCACGATCACGATTAACCCGAAGTTCCGGGTGAACTACGACCTGCTCACCGATGGGCACCTGTGCCGGATCGGGGCGGGTATCGAGTCGCAGTTTAAGCTGGCGCTGATCTACTACGTGAATGGCCGGATGACGCTGCTGCCCTCGGAGCAGGGCGCGGTGAAGAAGTTTTACGAGGAATACGGCATCAATCCCGACGATTATGACCTCGACGCAGCGTACAAAATGGTGCAACGAGCCCGGCTTTTACGCTAGGCATGAGACCCCGGTCCGAAACGGTCGGGGATTTTTTGTGTCCTATTTTCGGGAAAAGCTGTCCTATTTTCAAGAAAAGTTGTCCTGCCCGATGGTTACAACAGAAAAGTTGTCCTTGTGATGGAGCGGTGATGTATTGAACTTGCTACGTATGATTTCAGAACAGGTTCTTGGAAGCTACGCCCCGCTGCTCAATGCGGGGTATGTGCGTCGGCTCCGGCTCTTGCGCAAGCAGGATGTGCTGGGGGTGATTGACCCCGTGCGGCACGTGGGGCTAGGCGGAAGCTACGAGATACCGGCCGCTGGCCTGATGGCCGCGCTGGACGCGACGGTGTATCTGCCGCAGGTGCAGCCAAGAACCATCAGGTTTTTGGAAACGGCCACCGACAGTGAGCAGGGCCTCGCCTACGAGCAGAGCCTGAGCATGGACGTACCCAACCCCTCACCCGAGCTGCTGGCCTGGCTACTAACCCACAACCGTACCGAATGGCTACTGGTGTGGGAAGACTACAACGATACGGCCTGGCTGAGTGGCACGGAAGAAAACGGCCTCAGGATGCTATGGAGCCGTAGCGTAGCCAGCCAAAATGCGCTGGTGATTACCTGGACGGGCCGTCTGCCCCTGCCCTCGTTTGTGGTGGCGGGTTTTGAGCCGGCGGAGTTGTTTCCGGATTCGGCCTTTGATTATAGTTTCAATTTTGACTTCGCTAGTTAATGGGCTTCAACTTTTCTTCGATACTAGCCACGAGCTACCAAGCGCCCAACCCCGCCGGGGTACGGAAGCTATACATGGTACTGGCCAGGATGATTATAGAGCCCTGGCCCTTGCCGGCTGACATTGTGGATCGGCAGATCGTGAGCCTACCGCCGCTGGTGCCGGGCGAAGATTGGGCCGTGTATGCCTGCCCCGACGGCACCGTAGAAGTAAGCTCCGAAAAGCAAGGCGACCCTGGCTTTCATAGTTACCGGCACAATGTGGAGCTGGTGTTTGCGGGTTTTCTGCCCCTGCTGAGCGCTGAGCTGAGCAAGCACCTGAACGCCGGAGCTGTGCTGGTGGCCGAAATGCAGGATGATGTGTACGCCGTGCTGGGCACGAGCTACTCGCCTCTCTACCTGAAAAGTAATTTCAAATCGGGTAAGAAAGGCAACGACAAACGGGGCTATACCATTAAGGGTGAGCAAGACGGCATACCCTGGGACTTACTACCGCTTAGCCCGGCCATGACGCCACCCCTGGCGGCCGAGTTTTCGAATGATTTTAGTGAGGACTTTACCATATAACAACCATGAGTTTAGCAAGTGTAAATGCACTGATTGACGCCGGGTTTCCGGATAATAATAACCGCGAAGGCACAGCCCAGAAGCTACGCGATGTATTGAAACTTACCACGGGCCACGCCCAAGAGGCCATCGACGTTTCGGAAGAAGCCATTGATCTGTTCAATGAGGTGCTAGACCCGGCCCGCAACTCCGCCGTACAAGCGGCAGCGAGCGCGGAGGCGGCGGCAGCGATCGTACAGGGAAGTGCCACGACGCGGCCCAGCATTCGGCCAACGCTGCTGGTGCATTTCGCGAATGCCGACATGTTCGACCCGCGCTTGATCGTTACAAGAGACTCGATTGGCACCTGTTTCGACGAGCGCGGGTTTCGCGTTACGCGAAAAGCTCACCAGATTCGTTACGAACACGACCCCATCACCGGCGGGCGATTGGGCGCGTTGAAAGAAGCCGCCGCCACAAACCTGTACCTGTATTCGGGGGCGATTTCCGCAGCCAATGGGTGGTCCGTAAACTCGTCGCTGACTTCCGCGCCGAACGATTCGGAAGGGCTGGATGGGACGATGAGCGCGGGAAAGCTGACCGTTAATGCTAATGGGGTATGTGCTTTTGGCCGAAACGTCACGGCTGTAATAGGCCAGAACTACACCCGCTGGGGTGTATTCAGGGCGGGAACAATGTCAACTGTCATATTGGAATCACTGACTAGCCAGTACGTCACTGGCAGCGGGAATCAGTCCACGAACTTCAACCTCGCCACGGGGGTGATAACCGGATTCACCACCCGCGCATTTATGCACCTTATCCGCGATGGGTGGTACATCTGCGGTAGAACCGACGAAGCCGCAGCGACAACTATTGGCGGGGTATGGTACTTAGGTGTGCTTGGCCCTAATCCTAACGTGGGCGAATTCCTGCACGTGGACGGAATGCAGATGGAGCTGGGTAGTTTCCCGACCTCGTACATTCCCACGGGTGCTACTGCCGTTATCCGCGCCCTCGAAACGTGGGTGATGCCTAACGTGGAGGACATAATCAAGCCCGGTGAAGGCAGCTTCTACGCCGAGGGGATTACGGGCTACGGCAGTGTCACTGTTGCCCACGCGCTATTATTCGCCAGCACGAACAATAGCACGAACCAGTCTCTAATCGTGGGGCAGAGGTCTCCCACGCTGCACCGAACCACAATCGCCCAGAACCCCACAACCGCAAGCATTCAGTGGAACTTAAATAGCGCGCTTACCAGCATAGGCCAGCGGGTTCGGTACGCTTTGGGCTACCGCGTCAACGACATCGCGGTCAGCTACAATGGTGAAGCCGTGCAAGTGGATACCGTGGCCACTATTCCCCCAATTAACACGATTGAGATAGGCGGGATATTGGCAAATGGGGCTCAACCCTGGTCTGGAATCGTGGTATGCGTGGCTTATTACCCTCGCCGATTGCCCAACACAGAACTACAAGCCCTCACTACAAGTGGCCTCCTAGCAGGAAAGAACCCTAACCAACTACCCACCGTGGGTGATTTGGGCGACGTGGCAACGGCAAGCTGGAAGCAGTTGTTAGGGACTCTTCTGCCTACGCTAACAGTCCAGGAATTGCGTTACTCGGTCGGCAATCCGGCCAAGGCGGTACTGATCAGCGATGGTGCTAAGGTGGGTATATTCGTTCGAGACAATGCCGACACGAGCAGCGCCGACGACGGTCAGAATATTATTATCACCTCCGATGCCGTTCCGGTTCGTTTCAAGCGGCGACAGTTGCTCCGGGGTTATACGCCTACTTCGGGGGCAGATACGACAATGGAGCTCGGGAGTATCGTCTACGATGCCGACTACCTACACGTGAAAACAGCAGGGGGCACAATCCAGAAAATACAGATGCCGAAAAGTGGAACAACGGGCGCACGGCCTGCTACTTCGGCTCTGCCGGTTCCTTATATGTACTACGACACTACCCTTTCCAAGCCTGTGTGGTGGAATGGCACGGTCTGGAAAGACGCGACTGGCGCAACGGTATAATTTCAACCTTATAACTAAGAAAAAATATGGAGCCTATTAAGATACTTATTGCCGATCGCTCGGGCGAATTGGAAACACAAGAACTTGTGTGCAAGGGGTTCGCCGTGGACTTCGTCACGTCCATAATCGTGCCTATGCTCGAAATTCAGATGATGAAACGCACTGTAACCGAAGTGCCAGTACTGGACGAATTGGGCGAGCCAACAGGGGCAACTACTACTACCTATTCACCCTGGGAAATTGACCGCCGCTACTCACCATCGGGAGCCATTGCGGTGCATACCGAAAGTAACAATACGAAGATGGTAGACCCCGCGACATTCGAGTTTGCTACCGCCGAAACCGAGAACGCCGTGGGTGAAGTGGATGCGGTGTGGGCTATGTTTGGTCCCGGAATCGAGCAGTTACTTGGCTCGATCATGCACCGGATGATCAGCCGGGGTAGCCTCAATACTCCCTTCGACTTGTAAGAAATGCGGCAGTATCCGGACATCCCCCTAGAAAAAGTAAGAAACGGGAAACCTACGTGGTGGCGGGTAGCGGAGCCGGTGCGCTGTGACGATACGGATGGTAGCGTGTACCTGATACCAAGGGGTTTCGTGAGTAATTTCACGAGTATGCCCCGGTTTTTTTTCGTAGTAGAGCCCCCACATGGGGCTTCTGCGATTCCGAGCGTGAAGCACGATTATCGGTATATCCACTTAGTAGGGGCCGGAAAAGATGGCTTTCGGAAGGCTCGCAGGAATTCGGATGCTCAGTACCGCGCCGACCTGCTGGAAGCGGGTGTACGAAAACCAATAGCCTACCTGATGTACTATGGCGTGCGGCTTTTGGGCTGGGCGTGGTATTGGAAGCACATGATTAGGAGGCTTAGAGAATTGATATGAACGAAAAATAGCTTTGAAAAGCCCAGTTGCGTCGCAGCGGGGCTTTTTTCTTTCCTTCTTTCCTTCTTTCCTGCTTTTTTTCTGTCCTACTGAGTGGCGAAAAGCTTTCTCATATTCGTAGCTGATAATTACGTACCGCTTATGACTGCCGATGTTTTTTCTGGATTATGGTTTATCGACGCCGGCTTTGCTCTGCGTATGCAGGGTGTGATGCTGCCCCGGCTACACGCTGGGAAAGACCCCATACCAGGGCACATGAAGCTTCGCGGCGGGATTTCGGCCAGAGACGAAGACTTGGATATCAACCGCTCTTACCTCCGTGATTTTCTGCAAGATAGTGGCGGCGACGTGGCCGTGGTGCCCATTGATGGCACCATGAGCCGCTATGGCTTTTGTGGGTACGGCAATGAACGCATCGTAAGCGTGCTAGAAGCCGCCGAAAAAGAACCCCAAGTGAAGGCCGTGGTACTGAAAATAGACACCCCCGGCGGCACCGTAGACAGCACCGACATACTGGCCGACGCTGTGCGGAAATTTTCGAAGCCCATTGTGGCCTGGACCAACTTCTGCGCCAGCGCCGGGTATTTCGTAGCCAGCCAATGCGATCAGATCATCATGGAGAACTCGCTATCGAGTGAGGTGGGTAGTATAGGCGTGCTAATGGTGTACATAGACCAAAGCGCTGCGCTTGAAAGAGAAGGCTACCAGGCAACGATTTACCGGGCCGATGCCTCGGTAGACAAGGCCCGGATCAACGGCATTGAACCCTTAACCGACGAGCTAGAACGTGAAATACAGACCTCACTGAACGAGGCCTGTCGGGCTTTTCATGGCTACGTGCGCCGGGGGAGAGCCGGAAAGCTGAGCGGTGATACAGTGTTGACGGGAAAAATGTACGCCAAACGCCAGGCAATGAAGGAAGGCTTGGTGGATACGCTGGGTAGCCTGACCGACGCCGTGGCTATGGCCCGGAAAATGGCCGGCTAAAAGCTCAGCAGGCGGATATTCAAAAATGTATCATTCTATCATTCAAAATTAATACCACATGACTAAGTCAATAACATTGGGGGGGCTGCTGGCCAGCCTTTTTCCGAGATCGAACCGGGCGCTGAGCGAGTCGCTGACGACCGAAGACTACAACGAATTGGGGGCCGATGTGCAGGAGATTAGTAATCGGCTGAGCGCTACGACCCCACCTGCACCCGAGGCGGTAGCCGCTCCGGAAGCAGTAGAAACCGAAGCTACGCAAGAAGTAGCTGAGCTAGCTAACGAAGCTCCCGTGGTAGCCGAAACCATTGAAACAGCCCATCAGGCAGAGACTGCCCCCGAGGTAGTAGCTACCGAAGAACAGCCCGAGCAGGAGCAGGTAAGCGCCCAAGAGCTAGCACAGCTCCGGGCGGATGCTGCGGCTTGGCAACAACACCGGGCTGAGTATGGCGTATTGCAGAGCTGGTATGCCAACGCTACGAAAGTAGAAGCCGGTGTGCAGCCCGAGGATGCCGCCGACCTGAAACCCGCCAAGGTAAAAAGCTGGCAAACGGCCCCCTGGAATAACCGCTAGGGTGCCGAGTAACCCGAATTAGTAACAACGTATTGACTTTTAATTTCTTAATTTCTATTAGCTATGGCAGATTCAGTGGATTTGAGCCTATTGGCCACCACGGCGACCGACTACGCCCGGGACAATAAGGACCACATTTTTGGGAAGATTTATGCTGGCGGTATGGCCGGACGGCCGGGTACGCCGATCAAGCCCGTGACCGATTACATGATGCCCGTAGTGGGCAACGACGAAGTGGTGCTCACGGAGCTCTACATCGAGAGCGTGTTGCAGCCGGGCAACAAGGATGCCTTCAACCCCCTCACCAATGCGGTGAAGTTGAAGCCACGCCGGGCCAAGGTGAAGCCTTGCAAGGTGGATTTGTTGTTCAAGGAAAGTACCATTATGGCGCTGTACAAGAGCTACTATGGCCAGGTACGGGGCGGGAAGATCGACCGCACTACGTTTCCTTTCGAGGCGCAGGTGATTGAGAAGGTGTTCCAGAAACTTAGTACCGACCTGCGCTCGGTAGCCCTGATTAATGGCCAACGCAACGACGCCGGTACCACGGCGCTGGAAGCGATGGACGGGTTGTTCTACAAGATGGCGGTGGCCAAGGCGGCTTCGCGAATTGCGGCGAATCAGATTGTGACCATCAACGCCATTACGCAAGCCAATGGTGTGGCCGAGATCGAGAAGATTATTGACCTGGTGCCGTCGGATTATTTCTACGAGGATCTGGTGTGTATTACGCCGTTGAAATACAAGCAGGCCTATGAGCGTGACTACCGCTCGAAGTTCAACGATTCGCCGTACAACGCCGGGTTTGACAAAATGAATATCGAGGGCACGATGATTGAGTTTGTGGTCGAGCCGGGGATGTCGACCACCGGGGACACGGCGTTTGAGTCGCCGATTATCACCACCCGTGAGAACTTGGCGTGGCTGTATGACGACGAAGGCGAGCAGACCCGCATTGAGTTTGACTACGATAAGCGCTCCCGCTCATTGGCCTACATGATTGATTTTCAGGTAGGGTTTGACTGGGCCATGGACTCGTTGTTCTGGATGGGTGACGTAGCGTAGACCTAAGCAAGGCCCTCTTCCAGCAGGAAGGGGGCACTGGCTATTCTATTTTAAGTGAATTTTCTACTATTTATTGAGTCTTATTATGAAAAATATTGTGAGTTTTTTTGTGGCCTTGATGTTGTTTTTGGTGGCCGTGGTGCTGCCTACTGAGCTAATGGCCCACCTGAGCCCGGCCCTTGGTGGTGGCGTGGCCATGGCCGTGGCTGTGAACTTCGCGAACCTAGACGGCACGAGCCATCAGGTGGGCAACCCCGGCGGTACCCGGCAGCTGCTGGTAGTACTGGCCAATATGGTGACGGGGATATGGCCCAAGCGAGCGGATATTACAGCTGGTGAGATTACGACCGTGCCGACGCTGATCGATACGGAGAAGTTTGCGAAGTATGAGTGCCCGGACGGGACGATTGAGGTGAGCTCGGAGAAACAGGGCGACCCTGGGTTTCAGAGCTATAAGCACGCGATTGAATTTATGCTGGCGGGATTCTCGAAGAGCATCCAAGGCGAGCTAGACAAATACATGAACGCCGGGGCGATTTTCGTGGTAGAAATGAACGATGGCACTTACCTAGTAGTGGGCAGCAGCGACAACCCCATTTTTGTGAAGCAAGCCTTCAAAGGTGGCAAGAAAGGGAACGACAAGCGCGGTTTTACGGTGAAAGGTGAGCAGGACGGATACGTATGGGATGTGCTACCTTTGGCTACGGCTCAGGTAGCAACCCTGTTGATTCAGGCCTAAGCGGTAGCCACCCTGTTGATTCAGGCTAGTAATTCACTTGTAAGGAATTGATCATGAAAAAATGTAAATACAGATTGGTGAATGTACCGGAAGGCGGCGTGGCACACGTGGTGCCGGGCTTCGGCTACGTGAAGATCGACGAGAGCTTGAAGGACTCGACGATTGCGGAGCTGATAGCCCTGGGCTTCGACCGGTATTTTGAACCAATTAAAACCCCGAATACGGATGAAAAAGACAACACCCCAGGAGCAGACTCCCCAGCAGGAAAAGCAGGAAAAAGTAAAGGTTGACACCGAGCCGACTGTATCGGAAGATGCGGTTGACGAGCTGGATCCGGAAGCGGAGTGGGCGGCGAAGATTGTAGAGAAGGCAAAGGCCCAATTGGCCGCGCTGGAAAAACGCCAAGCACCCGAACTTGAAGCCTAGCCCCTCAGTGGGTTTGTGGAGCTGTTGAAAATAAAAAAAAGTGAAGATCATTCCTGAACGGGGTGATCTTTTGTCTTTGGCAATTGCCGGTAATTTTGGCGATATTGGACCATGGATGAAGCGCAAATCAAAAAGGAACGTATGCGGGCCAAGGCCCAATGGCAGCTACTGAAACTAGAACTCCGCAGCGGCAAGGCTACCGAACAACAGGTGCAGGAAGCTCAGCTGGTGTGGGAGCGGATAGGGCAGTATACCTATGTGCCGCCTACGCCCACCTTGGCGGAGCTGCCACTGCTACCCGAAACCTCGGAGATGAAAACGCTACTGGTGGAGCTGGAAAGGCAACGGGCAGTGATCGACGTGAAGAAACGCCATGTCTCGATGCGACTTCAAACGGTACCGGCCAGTAGGCCGTGCCCGGAGCTGACGAAGGAGATACTCGACTACCGGGCGCAATGGGAGGAGCTGGGCGATACGATTCAGTACGTGCGGCGGTATGGGCATTTGCCCTCACAGGAGCCGGAAGACCAGGAGGTGGGGTTTCCGGTGAACTACGCCGAAGACCTCCCCCGCGATAAGTGGGAGCTGGATAGGATGATGAAGAATATGGCTATTAATGTGAATCATCGCTGGCCGAAGCTGATGGCGAAAGCGAAGACTATGAGCAAAAAAGCGGAGTACAAAAAGCGGATTGCGATAGGTACGGCGCAGTATGAGGTAATGAAGGCGTTGTTTATAACGATATAATTGAGAAGAAATGGTACAGCATATTATGAATGTGACCGTGAAAGGGCAGGAGCTACCCAAGGCGGTGTTTCGGGTAGTGAACAAAACGGATACCCCTATGCGTGGGCACGTGGTAGTGCAGATGCGCCGGCCCTTGTATGGCCAACAGGAGCACCGGTGCGCTACCAGGCTTTTGCAACCCGGGGAAGGTATGCTGTTTTATGTGGAGCTCAGCAAGGCCATGGGTCGGTTCTACGAGTTTGAGTGGTGGGTGGCTACGCCTACTTCCGCCACGAACGGGAAGGGCTTGAATTCGGGTAGTAGGAAGACGTTTGAAGGGCGAGAGCCGGACTAAGATCAGGCGGGGAGGTTTTTCAATGTATCGACATGAGCAAAGTGAAAAGTATAGGGAAGTTGAAGCGCATCCTGAAAATAGATGAAACGAAGATGGACGCCTACCTGAGGTACTACAATCAGGAAGTGGAGCTGGTGGATATGACCGCTACCCAGATAGATATGCTGGAAAAGTACCGGAAGGCTTGGAGCTGGTACTGCCTGGGCCGGACGGATGATATGATAAGGAGTATGCTGATGCGCGACTATGAAATTGAGGAGCGGCAGGCAAGGTACGTTTTCGAGGAAGCGAAGTTTGTGCATGGCCGGCTGGACCAGGTAGACCGGGACGGTCGGCGGTCGGCGTCGATTGCGTTCTATGACCTCATTGTGAACATGGCATTGAAGGAAAATAACTTGGACGCAGCCGTGAAAGCGAGGCAGCAGGGAGATCATCTGGCCAAGCTGAACGAGCCAGAAGATGTAGGTCTTGATCCAGCGGACTTCTTGAAGACGGCTAAGTACGTCTTCGTCAACAACGTGAATGTGTTCAAGAAACAAATCGAGCTGGATGAGTAGCCACGAGATTGTACGGAAGATCCACGCCAACGAAAAGCAGATTAAGTTTCTGAGAAGTAGGGCGAAACGCAAGAGCTTCATCGGTGGGCGAGGCTCGGGGAAGTCGACTGTGATGGGAATGTCGGTAGGGATATTGTTCAACTACTTCGCCAAGGCCACATGGGCTATTGTAGGATTAACATACGTACAACTCGACCTTATCGTGATACCCTCGATACGGGATGCGCTCTCGATGATGGGGATCACCGAGTATAACGCCAAGACGAACCCGGCCGGGCTGTTTGTGGTAGGGGTGAAACCTCCCGATCACTGGATATCGCCCTACAAGAAAGTGGGACGGCTCGGGTACCAGTATTGTATCACGTTCATTAATGGTTTTACGCTTCGGCTCATCAGTCAGGACAGGCCTGAAACCCACCGAGGCCTGAACTTGGACGGGTTCTTGGTGGATGAGTCAGCAACGATGAATCCAGATTTCATCAAGAAAGTAATCCAACCGGCGGTGCGGGCCAATAAGTATGCGAAGTTTGCGTCTCACCCCTGGCACCATGGTTTCTTCGATTTCTCATCAGCCTCCTGGACACAGGAGGGGATGTGGATCTACGAAACGGAGGAGCGCTGGAACGGCATGCTCGCCGAGCGGGCCAACTGGGACGCGGATCAGCTCACTGCCACTCCTCCTACGTACCTATTCTTGGAATCGACCTTCAAGGACAATCAGGCTGTACTGCCTGATGACTATGAAGGTAGGCTAAGGGATGAGCTTGAACCGTTGGAGTTTGATGTGGAAGTATTGAACCACCGGCTGGGCAAGCTACCGAACGGGTTCTACTTTGGGTTCACTGTGGCTAAGCACTGCTATACGAAATCATTTACGTATCAGGACGACGAGAAGACAGGGCTCGTACTCTACCGATCTAATGACTACCTGACTGAACGGCCCCTGGATTTCAGCCTTGATTTTAACGCTGATATCGTGTGGGGTATCGTAGGGCAAGACATGGGGAAGGAGCTAAGGGTTATCAACTCCAACTACGTGAAGCCGACAGGCGTTAAGGTCGATCAGGATAATAGTATCCTCGAACAGCTCGGCACGTGGTTCTGCGACACCTATGAATCCAATGAAGTGAAGGATGTATTTGTATATGGCGACCCTGGTGGTAAGGCTACGAGTGCATCGACATCCATGAAGAACCGTCCGTTCTTTGATCTGATCTGTGATGTACTTATCAAGCGAGGTTGGCGAGTGTTCAGGAGAGAGCTATCAAGTTACCCTACCCATCAGGAAAAGTACACGCTCATCAACTCGCTACTCGAAGAAGGAAACCCACGTGCTCCCAAGCTACGCTTCAACCACAACACCAACAAGGTACTACTCATCAACATCCAACAGACGCCTGTCAGTACTAACAAGACCTTCAAGAAAGGTAGCATCCAATCAGCTCAGAAAGACAAGTCGTCAGAGAAGCGAACCCGTAACAGAGAGTTCGCCACTGACGGAACAGATGCACTCGACTACTGGCTGTGGGTGAAGTGCAAGAGCTACCTGAGACAAAGGCGGAAGCAACGCAATCTGATCGAAACCAGATGACCCTATATTCCTTTTTTGGAAGGCGGCAATTGCCGCCCTCGGTAAAGTGCGGGCATTATTCGCGAGGTTAACACAGTCCCTTTTTGCGATTTTTCGACCTAAGCACCTCATTTGTTGGTGATTATCTAGGAATCCATTGCATAAGTACCTCAAAAAACTTCTGTCCTACTCTCGAAAGGACGCATAAAGTATAATTGTATCAACAAAAGGAGTAAGAAATGATAACGATTGGCGCTGTACTATCTGAAATGAATAAGCCTGTTAGTGTCTTCGATATTACCTATCGTAAAACTGACGGATCGTGGGGTGAGAAGAAAGGCTGTATGCTTAGAAGAAACACCACTAACGAGCTAGGAGAGCGCAAGCGAATGAACCGATCTGGTACTATCAAGCTGGCTCATAAATCGAGCGGAGCCATGATGGATATTTACATCGACCTCCTACTAACCTTCAACGGACAAGCCATAAATCACCTGACCTAATGAGTTTGAAACGAGTTTCCAAAAACGTCTACCTGGCAAGCTACACCCCGCAGTCGGCAGTGGTAGTGACCTTCGGAAAAGATGCTGCCAAAGCCGTCGATGCGGCTCATGGTGAAAAGCCATCGACCGGTGGCGGTGGTGGTTCTAGTAATGCCTACGTAAATCGTGGCGTTAATGACGATAAGCTGTTGGTGATGCACAAGCTAGCCACCGAAAGCCCCAACAAATGGCAATTCATCGTCACCCGCCGCAATTTCATCGGCGGGCTTGGTATTGGTCTGCACAAAAAGGAGGTGCTAAATAAACAGTTTTCTTACGTACCCCTCATTGACGATACTTTCGAAGGCTGGCAGGAAAAAGTAAACCTTGACGACTACGCCGCTGCGGCCTCCTACCAGTTGGCATTTTGTGGTGAGCTTAATGTCTTGGTAGCGCTCGAAACCAACAAGAAAATCAAAAGCATTGACGTAGTTGATGCCAACGAAGTGCGCGCCGTGAGGCCGGCCGCAAAATCTAACAAGGTTACCGAGTTCTTGATCAACCCCCAATTTGGTTTCCAGAAAAAAGTAAAGCGTGAAGATTGCAAAGTAGTACCCGCCTTCGATCCCGAAGATCCGACCCGGTACCCGCTGTCGCTCATCCACATTAAGCACCCTATGCCTATGCAGAAATACTACGGCTTTGAGCCGTGGTGGGGGAGTGAGAAATGGACGAGCATCTCCAACCGCGTTACCGACTACTACGAAAGCACTTTTGAAAACGGTTTTTTCTTAACCCATCATGTCGACATTCCAGACGACTACTTCGAGCAAGATGGCCTCGATGAAGACGGACAAGACGAACTGAAAAACAAAGTATTGGACGGTATATCCGAAACCCTATCAGGTGTCGAAAAGGCCAACAAGATCCTGTTTACTTTTTCAAAGCTCACCATCGACGGCCGGGCTATCCAGGGCATCAAAATCACGCCGATCCAGAACCCCATCAACGACGAAGCTTTTATCAAAATGTTCAATACCTCCAACCTCGTACAAGCCAGCTCGCACGGAGTCCGGCCCGAGCTAGCAGGTATTGCCATCGGTAACGACATGGGTACCTCCGGCAAAGAAATCGTAGCATCGGCCAACTATATGCAGGACTTCATGACGTTTTTCGATAATAAAATGCTCTGCAAGCCCATCCTGTACGCCATGCGAATCGACGGCATTGGCGCGGGTATGTTCCCCTACGTGTACCGGATCACCTCCTACACCCAGGACGTTACCCCCACCACCTCGCCCGACAACCCCAACTTTGTAGCACCCTAAACCGCCCGATACCCATGCTTATCAACTCCATAGAACAGCTCAAAGAGGCCATCGGCGGCATCCAGCAAACCATGAACTGGCGCACCTGGAAACCCTTCGTGCAGCAAGCCGAAATGCTCTACATCGTGCCGGCTATCGGGCAAGAGCTCTATGCCGAACTAGACAACGCCACTACGCCAACCGCCAAGCAAACCAGTCTTCTGACTTGGCTCCGCATCTCCATTGCCGAATACGCCGACCTGCTCGGAGGCATGCGGCTCGTGCTGCACACCTCCGACGCCGGTAAGCAGTCGGCCTCCGGCAACAATATGCAGGCCCCCGGCAAATGGATGATCGTGGCCGCTCGCAAGGAGGCCATCAACAAAGCCGACCTCGCACTCGAACGTGCCTTGCAGTATCTCGAAACCAACGCCGCCGACTTCCCCACTTGGAGGTCGTCCGGTAGCTATACCTATTCCAAGAAACTATTTATCAGCTCAGCCACCGAGCTCACTACCTATTTTCCACCAGCCCGGCAGTCGCGGCGTGTCTATCTGGCCTTGCGCGATTATCTGGCCAAAACCGAGCACTACTACCTCAAACCCCTGCTGGGTGAAGCGCAGTACGCCACCTGGAAAGAAAAATTACTCGAAGATGAGTCTACGTGGTCGGCCCTCGAAACCGAAGCTCTCCAAATGCTCCGGTATCTGCTAGCCTACCAGACCTTTTTTGACAGTATCACGTTCCTGAATATCGACCAAGATTGGCGCTTAATCTCCGAAACCGACGGTATTTCCAACGAAGAAATACTACCCACCGCCCGCCGCCAAGAGATGCGTTCCGAATGCCAACGTCAGGTGCAAGAGTTCCAAAGCAGGCTCACTGCTCACCTCATGGCCCACGCCAGCGACTCCGAGTTTGCTGATTATTTCTCGTCCAGTGCCTACAAACCCGCCCGAACCGTCGCCGGAAGTCGGGTCAATAATAGTGCAGAAAAAAAGTATTACGGATTTTAATCAAGTCTATTAGCCATGAAAAAACACCTATTCCTCACGGCCTTTTGGCTCGTTTCTGCCCTCGCAGCGCTTGCCCAGAGTACAGTCACATTTCCCGAATCGGGCAAGATCGCCACCGAAGCCTACGTCGATTCCGTCGTGCGAGCCCTCACGGCTCCCGTCATTACGCCCCCCGTGGTAGTACTGCCGCCGGTCATCAACGTACCCCTGCTCAGCCCTTGCCAAGAAGGCCCCCAAATACGGAAAATCTACAACGTCACCCCTACCAACCTCCAAACCCAGTTCCATGGCGTTAAGGTGTCAGACATCACCTGGCAGATCAGCTCCGCCGCCGGCCTGCTCCGGACGGGTAGCATCGAACCCCGTTCCAACGTGCTCGATATCACGTACCAGGCATTACCGCCCGGCAGCTATCTTCTGAAACTATACGGGAAAAATTGCCAGGGACGCAGCGAAAAAGCCTTTACCATTGCCAACGTTGGCGTTCTTACGCCTGCCGTACTACCGCCCGTGCTCCCACCTTTCCCGAGCCAAGGCACGAGCTATGATCTGTTGATGAACCTCACCGGCTACGGCTTTTCGCCCCAAGACCCCCAAGGCATGAACCCCGAGTGGGTCGAGCGCATTGAGGCTTTCCGGTACAGTTGGGGCTATGGCATTACGGGTATAAGGCTCTGCGTGCGCTGGCACCAATGGGAACCCACCCCAGGCAATTTCCAGAAGGCCACCTTACAGAAAATAATAGCCTACTGCCGCGCTCGAAACCTGAAACTAGCCGTGTTTTTCTGGCCCTTTCGGGATGAAAACGACGGCTTCATCCCCCCCGGACAAGCCATGCAGGGCCACCGGGGCACTACCCTGAAAATGGAAAATCGCCTCATACTAGGCTCCATGGTGTCGCAGGAAGTGAACCAGAAAATGTACGCCGCCATCGAAGCGCTATCCGCCGAGCTGGCTACCTATGAAAAATCTCATTCCGTGGCGCTAGGTAGTGGCCTAGCCGAAGAGTACATCAACCCCACAATCGGCGTAGGTGAAAGCGCAACCCCTGAAATCACAGGTTTCGAGCCCATTTTTCAGGAAGGTTTTCGCCAGTTTCGCAAAGGCAAAAACCAACCCTACCAACGCCCTGAGATCGTGGAGTGGACCGGCGGCGTAGGCTTGCAAATGGGCAACGAAGTCGGCAAGGATTTCGCCAGGTATATCAGTCTTAATCTAACCAACCACTTCGAGAGCTTCACCAAGGCTGTGAAAAAGGGTAGTAATGGAAAACTCCTGAGCGTGTATATGTACCCTGATGCGGGCAACCCGCAAAACGCTTGGTTTCTGCATAGCAACTTCGCCGCTCAGGCCGCAGCAGCTGATATGATGTATGGCACCGATGGCGATTTTCCCTCCAATATCGACCGAAAATTATTGTGCAACGCCATCGCCCAAGGTATGGGCAAGCTCAGCATGATCGAGTACGACCCCACCGACCTCGCCAGTTCTGGACGGTACTGCTCCGGCATTGACCTGGGCCTGATGGAACGAGAATACGAAAAAGCCTACCAACAAGGCACCCACGTAGTAGCCTTCGCGATGGCCTTCTGTCCTGAGGAGATTAGAAATATGGAGCCGCACCTCAAACGCCTGCATGAAAAGTATATTGGCAAGCCCTACACCCGCCCCAATTGGCCCACCACCGAGGTTTCTATTACGCCCGCCTTCTGGAAAGGCCAACAGATATACAGCCCCTTCTGGAAAGGAGATAACTGGCTACGACCCGACGACACCGACTTCTGGGGCCAAGCAAGAAGATAGAGAAAATGAACTATTCTAACATTGCCCCTATTCACTGATTCAAAAATGAAAAACACGCCCATCCGCACCGTCGCAACCCTAGCATTATGCCTGCTTACCTTGGGTTTTCTGGCCTTAGTGTACCGGGCGTGCCAGCAGAAGCCAACGCGCAGCGCCTTCGAAACCGCCCACGACAGCGCCGCTCACTACCAAGAAAAAGCACGTTTTGCGCACGATTCAGCCGCCTACTATGAAATACGCTACCAACAATCCAAGTCCGAACTCCACAGCCTGGCCGTGCGCCTGTTTCGTGGTGATGCTACTACTGTGCTGCTCCGCGACAGCCTCCGGGCAATTGTCCAGGGACGAGTTCTCGACAGCCTACGAAAACGCCCTGCTCGACAGCCTGCTGCTCTACACCCAGCTCCAGCACACCCACCAAAACCTCCTGAAAGCCCATGAGTACACACAGCAACACAACCAGGCCCTCGCCCACGAAGTCAGAGTGCTACGCCTGCAAGCCGCCATCACAGAGCGCCTGCACCAGCAAGCACTGCTCACCGACCAGAAATACCGCCGCCGCCAGCGCTGGAAAGCGCGCCTTGAAGGGTTCCTACTTGGCCTCCTTGTACCCATCTAAACACGAAACCATGAAACCATACTTTCGAGACTATACCGTGAACAATTTTCTTAACGACCTGGCAGATGGCCTCACATCCACCCTTGCCGACAAAGGCCTACTAGCCATAGCACTGGCCACCAGTGGCTTCATGCGCGTACTGATGCAAGACAGCGACGTCACCGCCGACTTCGCCTACATTACTTTCATCGCCTTCGCGCTCATGAGCATGCTCGGGCTCGTCAAGCACATAAAAAACAAAGAGCGTGACGCTAAGGTGTTTCTCATCAAGACCGCCACGCAGCTTACCGTCATGGTGTCCGTCATCGTGCTCGGCTACCTATTCGCCATTGCTATTTTTGGCGTCCTTACCATCGCCTCACGGGTCGGGATTGTCGACGTGCCCACTGGGCCTATCATCGGCATGTACTTCATCTATTCCGGCTACATGATCACCTTCACCTACCACACCCTTAAATCCCTAGACCTGATCGAGCAGATCCTGCCCAACTACGTACCCGCCTGGTTTTCGGCTACCTTTCGGCGGTTCCGCAAGACCGGAGAGTTTGCCGATCTGCTGAAAACACCGCCCGAGGTTACCGACGAGAAGAAAGACACCAAGCCAGCGCCATGAAACTATCCGAGCGCTTCACCCTAGCCGAAATGCTAGCCAGCCAAACCGCCACCCGTCGCGGCTACAAGGAACAGTTCGCGCCGTCGGAGGAGATCACCGAAAACCTCCGGGCCTTATCCGTCAATATCCTTGAACCCCTCCGGCTCAGCGTCGGCGTACCCATCCGCGTAAGCAGTGGCTACCGCTGCCCCCGGCTCAACCGCGCCATTGGTGGGGCCCGCAGCTCACAACACGTGCAGGGCCAAGCCGCCGACATCAGCAGCCCCGGTGTCAGCAACGCCGAACTACTCGACAGGATCGTAGCGCTCAACCTGCCCTTCGACCAACTCATTGCCGAATTTCCCGACGCCCAAGGCGAACCCTCCTGGATCCACGTTAGCTATTCTGAACGCCACCGGCGCCAGCAGCTCACCGCCCTGCGCATTGCCGGCAAAACCTACTACAAAAGCACCTGAATCGCTCCCGCATGAAAAACAAAATACCAGCATCATGGGCCGAGTGTAGCCCTAGGCAGCTCAAAAAAGCCCTACCCCTGGTACTGGCCATCCGTACTACCGACGACCAAGACCTCACGCTGCCCCTCTATAACCAGCTCGTGCAGGTCCTCACCGGGCTACAAGACGTAGCCGAGCTGCCCCTCGTAGCCCGCAACGATCTCTACGACGCCGTGCGCTGGGCCATCAACACCCCCATCACCGAGCCGCCGTTTCCGTACGTTCGCGTGGGCCTTACACGCTACTACCTCCCACAGCCCGCCTACGCCGACAGCTCCACCATCGAAGTAGCCATGGCCAACATCTATTACCTAGCCTACTCCAACCCCAAAGCGCCCAACCCCGACGCACTCTACGAATTCTTGGCCATCATCCTGCGCCCGCGCCGCTTCGGTTGGCAGCTACGCAAACATTTCACCTCCTACGACGGCGACGACCGCCAGCCCTACAACTCCCTTCGGGCCAGCCAACGCGCCAAAAAACTCCGTCGGCTCAGCCTCGAAACCATCCTGCCCATTATCTTATACTGGGAGCACCACAACAACGCCTTCGTGCAACGCTACGCCAACCTATACGACGCCGCCCCCGACGCCCGCACCCTCTTTCATAATGGCGAAGGCTGGCTCTCCACCATCGAAGACGTAGCCGAAAACCGCGTCCACGGAAATTTTGACAGTGTCTGTGCTACCAATGTTCATACTATTTGGTTATATTTGAAACACAAGAAAATCAAAAACGATGAACAACTCCGACAAATGGAAGCCCAAAGCCAAGCGTAGCTACGCCCACCCCCGAATCCAGATATTTCGCGTACTCTGGGAGTACATCGCCCCATGGCTCTCCTACCAGCTAGGAGCCATCCGTTTTCGGTTAGGGGCACTAGATGGCCTCCAAATCCCACCCGATACCAAGCTCGACAACACTATGGTCAATTGGCTGATCGCACGGAAACGAGCAATAGAAAACGGCACCCGTCATCCCGACTTATGGGAAGTCGACTACCAAATCCAGCGCCGCAAGCACAAGCTCCCCCTGGTGGCCCTACAAGCCATCCACGAATTCATGTGCAAGAAACAAGGAGTCACTCAATAAAGTAGAGCCTCATGAAAAAACTACAACTATACGGTGGAGATGGGTATGATTACTCAGCTAAAATTTGTGCAATGCTTCATGCCCTGCTTCCCTAAATGCCTTGCAAACCGCTTGGCTTTCTTCGCAGCCTATTATTATTTTCATGATTTCTTTTTTGCGTATAAAATACTTTCAACTTCTTTGTAATCATATTCATCTTCCATCGTTGGCCCCGGACATGGGCAATCAGCATAATCCTTACTGCATTCCGGGCAGGTTGGACATTCTTTGTCCTCATCCCAATCTTCATAAATGCAATCCGCTGAAAATACTACTTTAATCCATTTATCTTTTTTCTTTGCCATAGTGGGTTTCCTTTAATTTGCCGCCCGAAACGATAACGTTCGGTATTGCTGCTGTTGTGGACTTCATTGTTCCTTCCGATTGCATACAACCGATGCTTAATAGATAACTAATGATGAGTGTTATTCGTCCTGCCACAATAGAAGCAATACGTTGTTGTAGGAAGGCATAATTAAGGTGGTCGAATTAGTTCTTTGAAATTGAGGGAAAATTATTTTTAAAATAGTTTGCAAAAAAACTTGTATGGTATCAAAAATGATATCATATTTGTATAAGCAATTCAGCTAAAACAAAAAACGGGCGGCAACCTTAATTCGGCGAAAATAAAATGTCAAGCGCAAACAAACATGACAAGCAGGCTTGAAACCAAAATATTCTTTTAGGTCACGGAAATTTTTTCCCTGACCTAAAAGAAGAAATAATGCCGGATGTTTTCGCTGTAAGCAACGTCAAGGCATACACGAAGGCGGGGCTTCTTTAACCCGAACGTACATATTAGCACTTCCGCCCAGCTTTTGTGTATGCAATGTTATAGGGCGTTTTAATTCAAATAATTATGGCAAATCGTTATTACACATTCGCTCAACTTAGCGAAAAAGAAACAGGAGTTGAACTCCGTGCAGGTGGGACGTTAGGTCGTCACCATTATATAATTGAAAAAAAATCTGAAACTCACATAAAGGTTTCTGGATGGAATACTGACGGAGCTAAAGCCGGTGAAACAAGTGTTAAAATAGGTGGCTCGCTTGGGTATAATTGCGGGTCAGTCTGGGCAATTAAGCCACAAAGCGACATGACAGCAATTGAGCTACTACGCTCAGAGTTTAGAATTTCAAAAGATATGGTTTTCGTTATTCCAGAATCTGAAATTGAAAACATTGAACTTGAAGAAATGACAAGCTCAATTGATGAAGGCAACCAATACGCAAACCACAACCAATTTTGGGGTTGTGGTGAAACTTGGGGATATAGAGGGAAAAACGGTGCATTCACCGTTTATCACAGTTTTCACGGTGGTACAGACCAAAGACGAAAGATTCACCGTGTATTTATTGTTAAGGAAAATTACGAAGCGGGAGTTCAAGAATGTTTGAAAGCTCTTGCCGATTATTCAGGCAAAAGTTATACAAACATTAAGCATCCCGCAAATGGTCTGTTGTTTGCTCCTTAAATGCCCTATAACGGTTTGCAGCTACCCGAAGCCATGACAGTATTATGATTGCCTTAGCAGCATGGAAAAACTTCGCATCGAAATTTGAAACCGCGATAGAGGATAACAAAATAGTTACTTACGAGATGGCAATGGAAATGCAATCACAGTTATATAATTAACATGACAGACAAGGACCTTAATGAAGCTCGTTTGAAAATTGCGGGCTTCATTAAAAATAGAAGAAACGAATTGGGTATTTCCCAGGCTGCACTTGCAGATCAAACAGGATTAGGCATTGCAACAATAAAACGTTTTGAAAGCGGTCGTTTCTGGCTAAATATGAAACAATATGTAATCCTTCGGGAAGCGTTACAACTTCCAACCACTTTTTAATTTCCCCTCAATTTATTTACGCTGTGTCACGCCCTACCAAAATTAGGGTGTTGCACAAGCTTTCCTCCCTTCCTCCCTTCCTCCAAAAATTTCTGTCCTACTCCAACCCCCCAAACCTTCCGACCTTCACGCATTCACTCACCACGGAATGCCCATGCTAGTTTCTGCCGACTTCGAATCCTACATCAACTATTTCAAGGATTTCGCCGCCAACCATCCTGACATTAATTTTTTTCTGTACGGAGGCGTAGAGCTGGGCATCCAGTACGCCACCGGCCACGAAGATTTCTCGTACCCGTTCCTGTGGCTCGAACAACCCGAAATCCGGTCCGAAGACAACGACGCCAGCCAGTTCACCGAAGTCTATTATGGTGGCGTGAGTGTCATCTACGCCCCCCCACTCGATAGCCCCCAGGAGCAAACCCAGGCCGAAATAGATTCCGTCAGGATTATCTACGACCTGCAAAAACAAATGCTGGCCGATAACCGCGCCAAGGGCTTCATCCATTGCAGTTTGTCGGGCATGCGCAAAACTGCCGTCGACCGCGCCTGGGCCAATAACCACTTCGGCTGGAAACTTGATTTTGAACTCTATCTTAACGCCAATGGACTCCTTAGCTAACTTCACGACCATCGACCTGGCCCTGTCCAAAAACCCGATCGTCCTCAATACCGACCCCCTGAGCCCCACCGAGTACCCCACCCGGTCGGGGCTCAGGTACCTCCTGGATATCTACCTGCCCAAATACTTTCAGGGCCAAGACTACCAGCTGCTCACCACCTTAGAGGCCTCCGAGGAGCCGCCAGCCAGCACCGCCGACGCTACCATCTACGCCGGGGCCTACTTCGATGTCGCTGACCTGCTGCATTCGCAGCTCATGGCTTACCCACCCGACTTTGGCCAGCAGGCCATCAGTGTGTGTGATACCCTCACCACGTCGTACTATGCCGTATCGCGCCGGCTCGACGCCGAAGCGCCCATCGACACCACCCAGCTACCCACGGGCTACGTCTACCGGGCTGGGGTTGGCCCCAGCCACTACGCCGACTTCAAGGATACCTTTTTCAGCCGCTACACCCAGGGCCGCAAGTTTCTTACCTACAAGCCCAACCGCAGCAACATCCGTACCGATCAGCCCGAGTACCTTACCTACCTCACCAACATCAACCCGGCCCCCACCGAGCTGCGCGTGCGGGTGAACGTACTCTACGCCGACCACACCCGCCACACCCTCACCGCCACCACCCTAGCCGGGGCGCAGGCCATGACGGCCTACTGCATCCCCGTAGGCATGCAGGCGCTTGGGCTACTGGCACTACCCCAAGAAGTATTGCACTACGATCTCTGGATTTCCAACGAAGCCAATGAGCGCCTATCCGAGATCCGCACCTACTACGTCGACCGCACCTATCACCGTCAAGTTCGGTACCTATTGTTCGAAAACAGCCTCGGAAGCTTCGATACCCTCGCCCTCACCGGCGACGCCACCGAAACCCTCAAAGTGACCCGCGAGCTCGCCGATCAGTTCACGGGCTACGACTACCTACCCACTGCCCAGGAGCGCATCATCAATCGCGTCAGCGGCGAGCGTGAGCTTTCCGTGGCCTTTGGCTTTCCGAGGCATCAGGTGCAGGCCCAAAAAGCCTGGTGGCAAGAGCTCTACTTTTCCGAGCAATGCTACCTCATTACCGACCGCGCCCACATTGCCTTGCAGCCCGTGTCAGACAGCTACCTCGTACAAGCCGACGCCGAAGACCTCGTAGCCCG